TCTCGACACAGGGTGCAACCACAGTTGCCATCAACGGCGACACGGGTTCAGCCACGTTCAAAGCAGGCGACGTGTTCACGATTGCAGGCGTCTACGCAGTCAACCCGCAGACCCGTCAGTCCACAGGCAGCTTGCAGCAGTTCGTTGTTACGGCTGATGCGACAGCTTCCTCGGGCAACTGGTCCTCGGTCAGCATTTCGCCGGCGCTCTATACGTCGTCGAACGCTCTCGCGACTGTTGACTCCTTCCCGCAGTCCGGCGCTGCCGTGACCGTGGTTGGTTCGGCTTCGACGACCTACCCGCAGAACCTTGCGTATCATCGCGATGCGATTGCTTTTGCCACCGCCGACCTCTTGCTTCCGCAAGGCGTCGATATGGCTTCGCGTCAGGTTCACAACGGCATTTCGCTCCGTATTGTTCGTCAGTATGACATCAATAATGACCGTATGCCTTGCCGTATCGACGTGCTTTACGGTTATTCCGTAATCCGCGCGCCAATGGCAGCTCGTATCTGGGGCTAATAGCTTGACCCTCGCAGTAATGCGGGGGTCTTTCCCTCTTTCTTAGGAGTATTTTACCATGCCACTTCCTTCAGTAGGCGGCGGTTATCAGTTTAACGACGGTAACCTTAACGAAGTCAAAATCAGCGTTTCTGCGGCTCCAGCTACAGCAACAGACAGCGCCACGTTGACCGCAGCTCAGTTGACCAACGGCATTATCATCGGCACACCGACGACAACGGCAGCTTACACGCTTCCGCTCGCGGCTGACCTTGATAATGCTCTCAGCAACGCTAAAGTCGGCACGACGTTTGACTTCCGCGTCATCAACACAACCACGGCTGGCGTCATCACAATGACGACCAACACAGGTTGGACGATTGGTTCTGCTGGTTCGCAAGGTCTTATGACCATTGCGGCAACCGCAGGCACAGTCCGCGCATTCCGCGCCCGTAAATTGGGCGATGCTTCATGGGCGCTTTACGCGATCTCGTAATGCAAACGGGCGGGGTTTCGGCCCCGCCCAATTTTTCAGGATGGGCGTATGATTATCTATCTAAGACATCCAATTCATGGTACAAAAGTCGCGACTTTAGAAGCCGAAGCAGACGCCGATAAAGAAAATGGCTGGGTTGAGTTTGACCCAACCAAACGCGAAGAAGAAAAGAAAGAAGCTCCCGATAACGAGCTTCGCCGCAGGCGGCGTCAGGACGCCGCGTAAGGAGCTGACATGACGACGACCGCTGGTGACCAGATCAACGCAGCCCTTCGCTTGATCGGCCAGTTGGCCGAGTCCGAAGTTCCTACAGCAGCCGCTTCTCAAGATGCTCTGGCTGCTCTTAACCAGATGATCGATTCTTGGAACACTGAACGTCTGTCAGTGTTCACAACAATGGAACAGATCTTTCTGTGGCAGCCTAATCTTATTAGCCAAACTCTTGGCCCTTCCGGTGATTTTGTAGGTGAGCGTCCCATTCAAATGGATGACGCCACATATTTTATAGATCCGTCAAACGGCATTTCGTTTGGCATCAAGATCATCAACCAGCAACAATATGACGGGATTGCGGTCAAAACAGTGACCAGCACTTATCCACAAGTCATGTGGATAAATACAAATTACCCTAATATTGACATACACTTATACCCAGTTCCTACCAAAGTGCTTGAATGGCATTTTATCTCGGTTGACCCGCTTACAACCCCTGCGGATTTGTCCACAACGCTTGCTTTTCCTCCGGGCTATCTGCGGGCGTTCAAGTACAATTTGGCGTGTGAAATCGCGGCTGAATTTGGTGTCGAGCCGCCGCCTACTGTTCAGCGCATTGCTATGACATCAAAACGGAACCTCAAGCGCATCAACAATCCTGATGACGTCATGTCCATCCCATACTCGATTGTGGGCACTCGTCAGCGGTTTAACGTGTACAGCGGCAACTTTTAGCACGAAATTACTAAATGGTACAGGCTTTATGATAATGACGTTTTGCAACAAGATAGGCTTCATGCGCCTCTTCGGGCGTATTATAATCGCCTATGCAACGCGTTTTTTTATTTACGGTTATGCTTGCACGCCATTTATTTTGAAATCTTATAACGCCAATAAACCCCGATTTATTTCGTTTGTTAGGTTTTCTAACGTTTTGCGAATTTCCATCTTCAAATACCTCGCGCAAATTTTGAAATCTGTTATCATGTTTAATGCCGTTAATGTGATCGATATATTTTACCGGCCATTTTCCTGTCATGTGAAGCCACGCCAACCGATGCGCTTTGTAAACTTCGCCATCAACGCCTATTGTAACGTATCCGATGCGTTTTTCTTTGCATCCGGCCACGTCACCAATTTGCACGCAACGAGCAACTCGTTCACGCCATTTAAACAGCCCCGTTTGAGGTTCATAATCAAGCACTTGACGAAGCCGTTCTGCGGTAAGTTTTGCCATTTTAATCTCCCGACATTTAACATATACGATAAAATTATTTTGATTGGGAGTCAAGCCTGATGCAAACGCCTATCCTCGGCCAAAGCTACGTTGCCCGCAGCGTCAACGCTGCCGACAGCCGCATGGTCAATCTCTATCCCGAAGCTACGTTGCAAGCCGGCAAAACCGCAGGCTTTCTCAACCGCGCGCCAGGCTTGCGGTTATTAGCGACGCTTGGCTCTGGACCTATTCGGGGGCTTTGGTCACCAGATCCCAACGGATCTTATGCGTATGTTGTGTCGGGCAACACGTTTTACCGGATTGACACAAGCTACAACGCTTTGGCGTTTGGGTATGTTGCTGGCACAGGTCCGGTGTCCATGTCGGACAACGGCACGCAGATTTTCATTGCGGCCAATCCCGACGGCTACATCTTCAATATGAATACGCAGATTTTCGGCCAGATCACCGACCCTGATTTTCCCGGCGCGGTGACGGTTGGCTATCTGGACGGCTATTTTGTATTTAACGAACCCGACTCTCAAAAGGTGTGGGTTACGCAACTTCTCGACGGTACGTCGATTGACCCGCTTGATTTTGCTAGCGCCGAAGGTTCGCCTGACGGGCTTGTGTCGCTTATTGTTGACCACCGCGAAGCATGGTTGTTTGGGTCTAATTCGGTCGAAGTTTGGTACGATGCCGGCGGCGCAGGGTTTCCATTAGAACGTATTCAGGGTGCTTACAACGAAATTGGTTGCGTTGCGGCGTATTCGGTTGCCAAGCTCGACAACGGCGTGTTTTGGCTGGGCGGCGACGCGCGCGGCGAAGGCATTGTCTATCGCACGAATGGCTACACAGGCGCGCGCATTTCAACCCATGCGGTTGAGTGGCAAATTCAGCAATATGGCGACATTTCGGATGCCATTGGCTACACATATCAGCAAGACGGCCATTCTTTCTACGTTCTGACGTTTCCGTCAGCCGGTAAGACGTGGGTCTATGATGTTGCGACCGACAATTGGCATGAGCGGGCGGCATGGGTGAACGGCGCGTTTACCCGCCACCGTTCCAATTGCCAGATGGCGTTCAACCATGAAGTTATCGTCGGCGACTACAATGACGGTCGCATCTATGCGTTTGATTTGAACGTTTATGCTGACGACACACAGCCTCAGCGGTGGCTTCGTTCTTGGCGAGCACTTGCGCCAAACCAGAACAATCTTACCCGTACGGCACAGCATAGTCTTCAGCTCGATGCCGAAACAGGCGTAGGCTTGAATACAGGCCAAGGTAGCGACCCTCAAGTCATGCTCCGGTGGTCTGACGATGGCGGTCACACATGGTCAAATGAGCATTGGGCCTCGATGGGTGCTATCGGTGCCTATGGCACCCGCACGTTCTGGCGGCGGCTCGGCATGACCGTCAAGCTCCGCGACCGTGTCTACGAGCTGTCGGGCACAGATCCTGTCAAGATTTCAATTGTCGGGGCCGAGTTATTGCTGAGTGGCACCAATGCCTAATGCAAATCGTGTCCCGACCATCAACGTGCCCATAACGGACCCTCCGGCTACGGGGCTTCCGTCACGCGCGTGGTTTCGCTTCTTTCAAAACCTCAACACAATCGACAGCGGCGTCTACACGCCAACGTTGACCAATACAACCAACATTACGTCGAGCACAGCGGCGCAATGCCAATACACGCAGATCTACAGCACAGTCACTGTCAGCGGAACAGTCACTATTCAGGCTACAGCCACAGGGGCGTGCAATCTTAAGATGTCACTTCCCGTGGCGAGTAATTTTACCTCAACCGGCCAAGCTGCCGGTACGCTTGCGACCACAACGGCAGGGGGAACCGCATCAGGAGCGATCTTGGCGGATATTGTGGGCGAACGATTTGAGTTCCGGTTTACGGCTACGAACACAACATCCACGGTCTACGCATTCACAGTCACATACCAGATTGTGCAATGATCAAAATCACTGTAAGGTGCGGCTATGGCAGTCATTCTTTCCCCTCTCGCCGGTGCAGGCTGGCAGTTCTTTGATAACAGCGGCGTGCCGCTGAACGGCGGTCTGCTTTATACATACGCTGCCGGTACCACGACCCCGCAGACGACCTATAGTGATAGCACGGGGGCTACACCTAACGCCAACCCGATTGTGCTTGACTCGGCAGGGCGTGTAGCGGGCGAAGTGTGGTTGACCACAGGGGTTAACTATAAATTTGTTCTCAAGACGTCTGATGGCGTAACGCTCTGGACAAATGATAACATTGCCGGCGTCCCGGCGTCTTCAATTACATCGCTCCGCATCAACGGTGCGACATCAGGTTATGTTGACCTGACGACTGTGCCAGTTGCAGGCGCTAATACCATCACATTTCCCGCGCAGACCGGCACCGTATTACTTAACCCTAATACAAATTTCACCGGCACATCGACCTTTGAGTATATCACCGCTACCTACGACATCTCGGGCCGCACGCTGAATGCGTCTGGTTCGATGACCGTCGGTAGCATGCTCTATGGCAGCGGCACCGGTCAGTTTAAGATCCCCGTTGGCACCACCGCCCAACGCGCAGGCGCGTTCAACGGTAACGGCTCGATCACCGGCACGACGCTGTCGATTTCAACGGTCAGCACCGGCTCGCTTTATGTTGGCGCGACGATCACCGGTACCGGCGTCACGTCAGGCACGCGCATCACGGCCTTTCTGACGGGCACAGGCGGCGCAGGCACTTACACTGTCACGCCGTCGCAGACAGTGTCTCCGACAGTTATCACTGATACGCCTGTGCAAGGCATGATGCGATTTAATTCCACGCTCGCTACTTTTGAAGGCTATAGCGGCACGGCATGGGGTTCGATCGGCGGCGGCGCTACAGGCGGCGGCTCAGATGCTGTGTTCAATCTGAACGACAAGACGGTCACAACGTCTTACACAATTGCATCAACCAAGAACGCCAACTCCGTTGGCCCTCTTACAATTAACTCGGGCGTTGTCATTACGATTTCGACCGGCTCACGTTGGGTAGTCCTATGAGCAGTATTTCTATTGCAGGCGATACATCAGGCGCGGTTGCCCTTGCAGCCCCAGCGGTTGCAGGCACCAACACAATGACGCTTCTTGCGGCTACCGGCAATCTTGGGCCTAAAGTTCTTAGCAACGCGCAAGCATCTACAAGCGGTACTTTTATTGATTTCACCAACATTCCGTCGTGGGTTACTCGTATAACGGTGATCTTTAACGGTGTTAGCCTTTCTGGAACAACAAATTTTCTTTTTCAAGTTGGTACATCTGCTTTAGGTGTTATTACAACTGGTTATAATTCAGGCGCAACTAGCGTTTCTGTAGCTACAGCGAGCACTACAAACGGAAGCGCATCAAATATAACCAATGGAATTACTGCTGCTGGTTATGGCTCTACCGCTGGATCAACCGCGTATGGTCATGTTGTTTTTACGCTTATAAGCGGCAATTCTTGGGTTGCAAGTGGGAATTTTTACGTTAATGGCGCGTTAAGAACATGTACTTTTGCAGGGGCGATTGATTTGGCAAGTGCATTAGATCGCGTTCGCATCACGACCGTTAACGGCACCGACACATTCGACGCCGGCTCAATCAACATTCTTTACGAGTGATCACATGTCACAGATTGTCCTTACCTCCGATACGCTCGCCTCGCCGGCCACCGCAGGCGCGATCGAGTATACCTCGCCGGTTATTTATGCGACGCCTGTCGGCACGCAACGCGGCGTTATGCCAAACGCGCAGTTCTACCGGCTGAATGCTGATTATGTAGGCACAACCGCAACAACCGCGCAGGGCATCTTTGGCGTAGGCACAAGCGGCACAGGTCTTGGCGTGACGTTGTCGTCAGGCACTGTGTATGCTTTTGAAACATACCTGATTTTTTCAAAAACCGCGACAGCTACGGCACATAACTTTCAACTTGGTTTTGCGGGAACCGCTACGCTTAACAATATTCTTTACGGCGGCCCGTATACCAACACTGGTGCGGCATTTACTAGCGGTGCAGTTGTAAGCGCAGCGACATTTGATGCAAATACCGCAGCCGCAACGACAAGTGCTTCTCCCGGCGCATCAGCAGCGATGAGTATTCGAATGTATCTGCGAGGCACCGTGTCCGTGAACGCAGGCGGCACGTTTATTCCGCAATACACCACGTCAGCGGCTGTCGGTCCTTACTCAACACTCGCCGGATCGTATTTCTTGATCTACCCGATCGGCGCGTCCGGTGCGGCTATCAACGTAGGAACTTGGTCATGAGCGTAACAATTGATGGCAGCGCAGGCATCACGACCAACACCGGCGCGGTCTACAACGGCCTCCAGACAACCACTGCGGTTGCGTCCACATCAGGCACGTCGATTTTATTCACAGGCATCCCGCTGTGGGTGAAACGCGTAACGGTGATGTTTAACGGTGTTTCTACAAGCGGGACTTCAAATCTTCAGGTGCAAATTGGTTCTGGATCAGTAACAACATCAGGTTATCAATCACTTGCTAATTCATTTAATGCTACTCCCGGCGGCACTAGTGCAACTTCAGGATTTTTGCTTACTACTAGCACAAGCGCAGCGGCACTGTGGTCGGGTTGTTTTTCAATGTGTAATTTGACAGGCAATGCATGGGTAGTCAGCGGCACATTGGTAAGATCAGATAGTGTTATTCTTACTATTTTTGGTGGAAATATTACTCTTGCGGGCTCCCTCGACCGCGTCAACATTACAACTGCCGCCGGCACCGATACGTTCGACGCTGGATCAGTTAACATTATTTACGAGTAAGCCATGCACCGGATCGAAGTGAACGTCCAGACGGGCGAGCAGACCATCATCGAGCTTACACCGGAAGAGGAAGCCGCTGCGTTGGCGTACGCGGACTCACTCCCGCCTTCAGGCCCGACCCGTGAAGAACTGCAAGCGCAGATCGCCACCCTTCAAGCCCAGATCGACGCCATGCCATGAGAGAAAAGGTTGAACAGCTTGAGCAAATGATGCAAGCCTATGATCCGGCGGTTTTGCCGATCAAGCATCACTTTGCTGACGGGATCTACGCCCGCGAAATGTTCATCCCCGCCGGTGCGGTATTGACCGGCGCAGTGCATAAAACCAACCACATGTGCATCCTTTCAGCGGGGCATGTGCGGGTGGCAACAGATGAGG